GTTTGCTGCTTTTTTCATACTAAAGTGATGAAAGCGGCAGCCACGCCCAAACTATTCTGGTTTGGTCGCGTTCCACAATTCTTAGAGTGTCACCTTGCTGTACAGCAAGATTAGCTCTAAGAAATCTCTCCCAATCTCCTTTCATACGATCACTCGGTCGCGCACAAATAATGCGGACCAGGACACGATATGTCTGGAGATCTTTATCCCATTTGCGCCTGAGTGAACCATTCAGGTACATACGGGAATGTGGGGAGATCCAGCCAAGAGCAGGAGAGTTTTCACGCACATACGGGAATACACCCAATGTGCGGATCGCTGAGCCATAAAGCTTAGCGATTTCGATGTACCCACGATTCAAAAAATCATGGTATACATCGAATGCTCTCTTGATCGAAGCTGCATTGCGGGGTAAAATCCTCAAGGATTTTACCTTGATCGGGGTGATGTTAATGCCATTATAAGCATCGACACCACAGGACTCGCGAAATCTGCCACGATAGAATGACTTATCTTGGTTAAAAACTAAACCATAGACAGGAAATTCTTCGAACAGATAAGGAACGTAATCTGTACGGACGACGAGATCGTCTCCGTACACATATATGTTCTTCGCTATCGCCCTGATGGAACCCCCTGTGTGCACCTTCACAGATGCCACAGCAAGAGCAAAATGTACAGCAGACATAACAGGAAAACAAAGCGCTGAACCCATAGGGGCGAATTTCTTCATATGAAGAATATCACCTTCTGGCATAAGCGCCTTTCCTGTTGATGCTGCGAACAATGCACTTTTTAAAGTTGGAAGCTGATCGAAAAGCAAATCCACGAGTGATCGTGAAATGCGATCCGATGCTTCCTTCATGTCCAGAGTGGAGTGATCCCCTGAACATGAAGCTTTAAGTGCAAGTTCCCCATTAATCGTTTGGTCAGTAAAATTTACATGGCCGCGTGTCAATGGGTGTGACTCGAGTCTTTCAACGAGGAGGTCTTTGATTCCCTGTTGGATCCACATGTACTCATGTGGTTCCATACAGATGATTCGAGGACCTCGACTGTCTTTAGGGACAGTGGTGAGTTTGGAAGTTCCAGACTCTTCTCGCTTCAAAGCTCGATAACATTTTACTCTATCAAGTAAATGGTCTGTACTACAATAAAAATATTTGTAGTAAGGAAACCGCTCATGCAAATGTGCATAGTGCACATTTGGCTGAAAGCGATTTCTCATCCGTGTTTTGCACGACGTTTGTCCGGGACCGGGCCTAGGAGACAAGTCTCCTAGGTCCAAGTCTTTAAGGACATAAGCTAAAATGTCTGCTGCAATATCAATAACTCCAGCAGTCGCTGGAGAGATTGTATCACAGTGACACAAGCTTGCGTCAGTGCATCGAAAATCATGGATGTATCCATTTACTAGTTCCTTTGGATAGTCCCCTTCGACCTTATACAGGCCGTAGGTTATCTGGCGCAGAGCGCTCAGACAATCAACATCGGGATTATCCAGTAGTGAACCATCATCAGCAAAGATACGTTCTGTGAACCCATGCAAGAAGCAAGGGAGAACACGATTTTTCCTTTTCTTAAAGTAAGGAAAAATTGAGAACGAACCAAGTTCGATACCGCGAAAAATCGCTGCACCGAACTTTGGTAATATCTTTGTACAAAAAGACACACCTTCGGATTGAATACGACGTTTGACGTATTCGATATCCGCACGTACGTCTTTAGGCGATATCTGGTTCAGGTTTCCGGCATCCTTTAAGCATGCCGTTAAAAAATTGAGAGGGGAAGCTATTGGCGTTACGAGTTGCGTATGGTTCATACGTTTCTCTCCACGCTATGCTGACCCTTCAATTTCCCTTAAAGGGAATGACCAGGATAGTCAAATTGACTTAGCGGTTAGTTACCGCCGTTAAGAACCTGGTCAACGTCGGCAGTCGTCGTAAGGAAATCCGCAAGCTGAGCACACATAAGATGTATGCTATCAGCTGAGAATTTCTTATGGCGAGTAATAACCGCGTGCACTGATCCGGTATATATATCACCGGTCGTTGCATCCTCTTCACCAAACGTAAGTTTGACAAGAGAACGGTTAAGCTTAGACGGGGAATTGAAGTCAATGTCGTTAGAAATAACGACGCTGGCATTCAGGTCCATGTCTTCTGCCATGTCACGCCGAATCGATGACATACCATTCTGGGAGACCAGAGTGTAGTCATGATCGGCAGTTCCATCATTAAGGGTCAATACATCGGATAGCATAGCTGCTCCTTGTTTGTTCGCCACAATGGCGTCCCATATAGGGATAGTTATAATCGCATCCTCAGAAGAGAACCGCCGAGCACCAGCTCGCGGCCGGACAGTTCGTCCGATGCAGGTAAAGCAAATCCGGTGTTAGGTAAACCCGGAATGCGATGATAGTAGGACGCCTTATGTGACCAGAATTTCTGGCCTAAGGGTCCTTCAATAGTGTTAATACCGGATACTCCGGTAGGTTTAAGTATCTCACAAACTTCTGTTTCAGTTTTTATACTGTCACAATAGTCTATGATGGATACTTTAACACTGGGGTCTTTGTTAAATTGAGCAAGAGCATCTTGGATGCCCAATACCCAATCAAGGCAGAAGGAAAATGGAAGTATATTCCATATCTCTTCTGCATTAACACGAAGCCCCCACAACCTAGCAAGAGAGGCGAGGTAATCAGAATCATAATCATAGGTACACTTAAGTGTAGCATGATATGTGGATTTCGACGTTGTAATAACATCGGTCCATGATCCTTCTAACCTGTCTATCGAGCTGTCTAGCTCCTCTTTGTAGTGATAGGAGTTGGGCTTACGCCCAGCTGCCTTAAAATCTTCTATCTTCTTATTGCTGTTCTTCAGCAAATCGATGATAGAGAGTATATCACTATAAAGAGGCCGTATGCCAAAGGCATATGCTAGATTTACTTCAGCTAGTGTCTTGGTAGAAGGCATATTAATGCCTTTCAAGACTCTACCTATCTTAGCAGCTGTGGAAAAGAGCATGGCGATTTCGCCAAACTCCCACAAGAAGTTAAATAGGGAGAACCCATCATTTAAATCAGGGTACAAAGCTGCCCAGGCACGTGCACGCATAGCATCAGACGGTTCCTGTATGGAAACCGTCGGTGCTGTCGTGTATTGCCCGCCTTTGCGCTTATGCCCAGAGATCATATATTTTGATCCTTGAGGTATAATGTAGTATACGTAATAGGAGAAATTTCCTAAGACGTTATACTGCAGTTTCTGATGCGTACATTCATTGAATGTATCGAAACCGTTATCATAGGTTATTGATCCACTATTGGACCATTGGCCTAAGTTAGCGATTTGCATCGAACGCGCATCGACGGCCTCTTTCCACTTTTTTAAAGCAGTGAGAGGGTCTGGTTGCGAATATTTGGTTACAGAGCCAGTGGCTCCGCACCAATTATCCACGAAAGTAAGGGGTTGTGATTTACTAATCATAGCATTCCTCCAGATATGCCAGGTACCCCCCCA